ACTTTAGAGGGCCTCCGGGTATCACAGAACAAGTTATGGATGGTTACGAAGAGACACCGGGTGCTAAAAACTTTATGCCTCAGAACGTAACTATTGAGCAGAGCAGAGTGGCAGAACCACCTGCATCAATACAGATTGCACAGAGCATGATGAGCAGAGCTATTGAATCTAATACTGCACCTGCTGTTGTCAGGGGAGAACGACCACAAGGTGCTGCATCTGGTTATCACACTGCAGTTCTTGCAGGTATAGCAGCTTTGAACTTTGGTCCGTATGTAGAAGCATCTCAAAGAGGCCTTCAGAACAGGAACTCTATTGTGTTACAAATTATTGAAAACGTAATTCAAGATAAGGTAACTGTATTTGGAAAAACAGAAGCTGGTGCACTAGATGCAATAATCAGGCCTAACGATATTAGAGGTCACTATGTAAACATGGTACAACTTACTCCTACATCTCCAGAAGAGCAAGAAAGAAAACTAAATCTTTATGCAAACCTATGGAGATCAGGATTTATAGATCACGATACATCGCTAAGAAAAGCAGGTGTGTCAAATGCACTAGATGTAAGATCTAGATTGCTTGCAGAAGAGTTCTTAAAATCTCAACAGGTACAAGAGGTTCTTCAAGGTGAGGCAGCTAGAAGAGTGCCATTGTTAGCACAGATCATTGAATCTGCTAGTGGTGGACAGACATCTACAGCTCAAGCAGAGCAGATTGCACAAAACATTATTAACACTCAGGGCTCACAGCAACTACCAAATGCTGGAAACTTTAGTTCAGTAAATCAACCACCAAGAACTTTAGCCTCAGAAAGAGCAAGAGTTCAAACTAACACAAGACCTGTAATACCGGGAAGCCTTAGAGAGCAAGATTTGGTTGCTCGTCAAATAGCTAGCCCAGCAAGAACAGGAAACCAAAGAGTCCCGGGTAGAGACTTACCACCCGGATTAGGAGTATAAATGGGCAAGAACGATTTTATAAATAACGCATTCAAAGAAACAGATGACCTAATGAAAAGATTTTTAGGAACAGTCGGAGAGTCTTACAAGGATATGCAGAAACCTGAAGATCCAAAGCAAAGACAGGCTAGAACTAGAGAAGAAGCATTAGAAAAATTACTAAGGGGATACCAACAATGACAATGTTTAATTATTTTACGGGCCAAACACAAGCCCAAGAAGAAGCTGCAAGGAGAAGGCGTAATCAAGATGTAGATCAATCTACAAGTATGCTTTCACCGGGTACAAGTCCATCTGCAATTACTGGTGGTTTGCTTGAACAACAGCAATCTTTTATTCCTCAAGGCACATTTGAACCAAACCCAGATGTTTTACAAGGAATTGTAGCAAGAAGAACTCAGGAAGTTTTACCTGAAAATAGACGGGTAGATATAGGTGGTCAAACAGTTACAGGTGGAACAGCTCCAGCTTTAACTGAGCCTGCAGATATAAGTAATTTGGCAGCACAAAGAGGCACAGGAACAATAACAAACCCACCGGGTCCAACATCATTGGGCATTATCGGACAAGGAGTAGCTGGTGGTGCAATGATGGGTGCTGATGCGATTAGTAATCTTGCTACTAATGTCACTGCACCTGTACGTCCATTTTTAGATTACACTCCACCACCAACAGAGCCAACTCAAGGAGCAGGTTTTGGAAGAGGTCAGGGTTTTGAAGGGCTTGATGGTCTTTATACAAACAGGCCCGGATTTGAGTCAGGTCCATCAGTTTCATATGGTGGACTAACATATACTCCTTTACCCGGAGAGAGTATAGGTTCAGAAGGTCAAAGCATTGGTGAAATTTTAGAATTTATTAAAGATTCTGATGAATATAAAGAAATCCAAAGAAATGCAGGCTCACCTATACTTAAGGACATTGTTGATGACATTCAAGATCCTGAAAAAGATAGCACTGAAGAATCATTAAAGGATGGATCAGGTACAGGTAAAGATGGGCCAAAAATTTCTGTATTTGAAAATGCTAATTTAAATAGCTTAGAAACTCAAATAGATGGATTAAATACAGGCCTTGGCGTACAGACACCAGAGGCTTTAACAGGTGCTTATAGTTCAGGTAAAGCTGCAGTAGAATCTGCAGGTGGTGACACAGTATTCTTAAACAAATTCTTTAAGCAATTATCTCAGCCACTTCAATTTAATGAAAATGGTTCTCCGTTTTTACCAGAGTTTCCGGGTGAGTTATTACAACAGCTTACAAGAAATGTTGAAAGAGAAATTGTAAATCCAATTTACACTCAATACATTGCAGCAGGTTTAGAAGTTCCAAGTGATGTCCCACCAACGATTACAGAAACAACTCCTGTAATAGATCCTGCAGGAGAGCTTCTGTTGGACTTTTATAACGAATATGTAGGTAATGCTCTATTAATGGCCAGAGAGGCTCAGAATCAAAAAAGTCAGCTTGCAATACAGGAAGTCCAATCAAATCCGTTTGGACTTACTGCACAAGATCAGCTTGAAATAGAAGAATTAAGAGCTAATCCATTTGGATTAACTGCAGAACAAGCACTATCTCTTGAAAGACAAGGCTTAAGTGCAAATGAGTTTATAGAGTTAGAATTAGAAAAACAAAGGATTGGTGCAAGGCCAAACTTGATACAGGCTATATCAGGGTTTTTTCAACCGGGTACAGTAGCAGCTCTTGGTGGCACACAAAACGTAGAAGGCTTATTATCTAGGCTTGGTGCATTTGATGGCGTAAGAGAAGTTATACCAACAGTTATAGAACAACTTGGTGGTGGAGGTGCAACTCAAGCAGCACCAATATCACAAAACTATTTGCAGTCTTTGGTTGGCAGAGTACCCGATGATGTTTTGAGTTCGCTTGAAACTGGTGTTCCTTTGACAAGTGCAAGATTGGCACAACTTGAAAGAGAAAATCCTACTGCACTTCAAATATATCTTGGTAATCTAGCAGGACAAGGAACAACGCAAGATCAAGCAGTTCTTGAAAGTCTTGACAGAACGCCGGGTGTACAAAATAGACGAGCCAGTCAAATAGGAGCAGTAGTAAGTTAATGCTTGAAAGGTATAGACCACAGAGAAGTTTAAGAGACAGGATAAGAAGACAACAGCTTCAACCAAGCAGTCAAGATTATTCTGATTTGTTAAAAGCTCAAATAGAGGGTGCACAAAAAAGAAGATTAAGGCAGATGGCTGATGAAGCACAAAGGCAAGCAGACTCTCAAACAACAAACATACCTCAAACTACAATTGGTCAACAAGAAGCAAGTTTACAACCGGGAGGAACTGCTGCTGAATTAGGTATACAAACACCCCCAAAAAGAAAAGATAAAAGAGGTTTTCTTGAAGGTGTAGGGGACTACATTAAAAGAGCAGATGCTTTTGGTGCAGGACTTTTAGGTAAAGTTGCTGCAGAAGAAATACCTTTTACAAAAAACAAAACATTCGGAGATATACTTAGTACACTTAGTCCTTATTCATCAGTAAAAGGAAGAGACGTAAGCAAAGGTGGTTTAATTAATACTGCTGAAGACCTTGGAAAACAATTAAATGAAAAAGGTGTAAGCTATGGAGATATTTTATCAGGTCTTAAAATTGGTGGTGACATAGCAAAGAAATTTGCACTTCCACAGTCAAAGTTATTTGATCAAATTTACACAGATCCAATATCTGGCCTTAATTACAAAAAAGATAAAGACGGCAACCCAACAAATGAACTTACTAATTTTGATGAATATCTTGTTAAATATAATGAAACAGATCTTGGAGTATTTGAAGGCACTGGGCCAATTTTAGAAGGTGCTTTGAATACATTAGGTATGTCAACACAAAATTCTTTATTAGAAAATTTTGGTGGCATTGTAACTCAGGGCAAAACTACTGGATCACCTGAAAAACTTAGAGGTGCTATTGCTGCAAGCGTAAAGGGAAATCAGTTACCAGAAGCATATTTAAAGGCACCTGACATAAGCAGAAAATTTGCACTGGAACTTTTTGCCTCACCTTTGAATGTTCCTGAAGCTGGTGTATTAATTAAATATGGAACTAAAGGTGTTATTAAATCAAAAAATATAATAATTGATGAAATTATTCAAGCTACTAACTCACAAGGCAAAAGAATAAATAAAGTTTCCTTAACAGACTATGAAGCTAATGAAGTTCTTTCATATCAAAACATAAATAGGTATGTTGATTCTAAATTTATTAAGCCTAGATCAGGTATCAATGTAAGCGATTCTAGGAATCTAGGTCTAACAAGGCAAGAGTTAATAGATTTAACAAAACAACTTGAAGACGATATTTCTTATAACAGATATTTTGACCAGAAAGAAGTGAAAAAACTTATAAACTCACCAGCCATAGGTTTTAGCTATGTAAATGGTAACAAGTTAAATCCTGATGACATGACAACTATGTTAAAACAACTTAATGATTTGCTTGTAAATGATAGTGTAATAAAAAATAAACTTGAGGATCTTCCAAGCTGGTTTACTGGTCCTACAACTAATTTAAGAACAGGTCAAAAATCACAAATGAGAATTGCTGAAAATTCTTGGAGAGATGATTTGACTTTAGAAGACATTTTAAAAACAGATGACATAGGTGAAACAATACCAGAAAATAATAAAATATTTACAAAAATTAAAGATTTTGGATCAAAAGCAGGAATATCAGATGAAACTTATACAAGGTTTAATAATATTACAAAATCATCAGCAGATGTTATAAGCCCAAGACTAAATATACCTTCTGTAAGCGTTTTAAGAAGAAATATTGCAGGCAAAGCACAATTTTCTAGTCCTAGTGAGTATATAGAAGCAGCTCATTTTGTTGACATTCACAAAAGAAGATCTTTAGCAGATGCGATAGAAAAGTCAGAGGGTTTTTTAAATTTACAGGCTTATGGCAACCCACTTGTAACAACAAAAAAACATGGAGTAATACAAATTGGTGATATAAAACTTGATGCAGATTTTCTAAAAGAGTTTAATAAACAGCTTAAAGCTGGTGAAAAAATAATACCTTCTGCAATAGTAGATGATCAACCTGTTTTTTTAACATCTGATTTTATAGGTAAATTTTTTACAACAGAGGGTAATCAACAATACTGGAAAATAATTGCACCGTCAGTACAAGAGGCCCGAAACCATCAAATAGGTACATGGATTACTCAGTACCAAAAAATGTTTGACGAGAGAGCAGCAAAATCTTTTGACCTAGGAATACTTGATATATATAACCCATCAGTTTTAAAAGAATTAACGCCGGGTGAAACAGTCATTTCTCGTATTGGTGCAGAAATAAATTACTTGATGGATGAAACAGTAATGCTAGATCCAAAAAAATATGATGCAAAAAAAGTTAGAGTTTTTACAGATGAGGAAGCAGCAAAAGCACAGGCAGAAGGAGTTGTAGCTTACCAACAAGATCCGTTTGATATATTAAGGATTTTTTCATTTAATGAGTATAACAAGCAATATGACCTTGAGTTATTGTCAAGGTTTAGCTCATATGATCCAAGAATGACAACTACAAGACAAATTGGAAATGATGTTTATCAGGTTAATCCATATCAAGATCTTGTTGATCAAGCAAGTTTATTTGAAACTAATTTAAACGTAAAATCTATAATTACAGAAGGCCTTAATAAATATCAAACTCAGAGAGCACGAGATTTATTTCCAGAACTTTATGATGACATTTTAAATGCCCAAAACTTTGTTGGAAGAGATAGAGATCTTGCTTTTAGTAAAGTTAGAAAAAAATTCCAACAATTAAAAAAAGATCCAAACAGCATATATAATCAAAGACTTACTAGAATTGAAAACTTAAATAAAGAGTATGATGACAATCAGGCAATATACAAAGAGTTCTATGAAATTTTCCAAAGTGATCCATCAATTCTAACTAGAAAAGCTAAAAGGTTTATTAGAGAAAACCCAAAAATAGCTAGAGCTTTAGATTTATCCGTTGAAGATAAAGTTATTAATTCTAGTTTAAGCGATCTAGCAAGAAATCCATTAGTGGCAAACCCTATTAGAATCTCTGATGCAACAGTAAACAACCTAAGAGGTGTTGTTGCAAATGGTGACCTATCAGCACCCGGCATACAAGGACAGGTTTTACTAGCTACTAACCCTAAAGCATGGGGAATAGCAACTAAATCAATGGTTGAAGGGCTTGGACATCCAGAAGTTTTAGCTGAATTTTTACTTAAACATACAGACACCATAGATGAATTGTTAAAATACAATATCCCTCTTGGTTCTAGAACTTCAGACTTTTATGGTGCTTTTGAGCTTGGTGGAAGAGATGCTGGAAGAAGTTGGGGTAAAAGTGTTCCTTACAAAGTTCTTGAGCCCTTTGAAAAAGCTTATACGTCATTTATGGATACTGCAAAAGTTCTTTACTGGGAAGCACACAGGCCACTAGCAAAAACTACAAAAGAATTAGAAGATTTAGCTTCTCATTTAAGACATGGGTTTGGTGCCATGGATACTGCAGCTATGGGTATAGGGCAAACACAAAGATCAATAGAAAATTCTTTATTGTTTTTCTCCCCAAGACTTACAAGAGGTATGGGGGCATTAGTAGTAGACTCGATGAGAGGTCAATTAAGAGGTCAGCTAGCAAGAAAATCACTATCTAACATATTTATGTTTAACGCAGTAATGATGAAACAACTAGCAGATGTTACAAACGGAAGTGTTAATTTAGATCCAACATCAGCTAATTTTGGTACTGTAAAATTTGCAGACGGAAGAACATTTGGTTTAGCATCAACTTTACTAGCACCACTTAGAATGCTCTTAGATACAGCTTATGTTACTTTTGATACACCATCAGCATGGGCAAAAGGTGATTTTTGGAAACTTGGAAAAACAGATGTTGATGGAGATATAATAACAAACCCAATTATGAGGTTTGCTAGATCTAAATCTAGTTTACTTGGTGCAAGAGGTTGGGACATATACACTGGAACAAATTACATGGGCCAAGACACAGGCATAAAACAAATGCTTAGAGACTCCCTGCCAATTCCTTTTTCTTTACAAGCTGCGTTTATTGATGATTTTAATAGAGGGCTAAGAGATCCAGATTTATCTTTACCTGTTCTAGGTGATATTGATTTTTATTGGTTACAAGCTGCAAACTTTGTGGGATTAAAAGAATTTCCTGCTTCACATTGGGATGTTTTATATCAAACTAGAGATGAGCTAGCAGCAAAATATTATCCTAAAGCTAAAGACGGATTGCCAGCAGAATGGAAAGACTTGAATGAAGTGCAAAGACTTAAAATTTTAAACCCTTTAGGGTATCAAGAAATTAACGATAAACCTAAATATGCAAAAGATCAAAGAGTTTTAGATGCAGAAAGATTAAAAGAAATTCAAGATTTAGCTTATGATGCAAATAATTTTAAAGATCCAAGAAAACCAGAAGCTGTTGACGATTACTTTGCACAAGCAAAATTAATAGATGATAGGTATTCATCTACAAAACCAAGTGGGCAAATTTACAATTTAACTAAAGAGTTAATAGCAGGAAAAATTGATTTTTATTCTTGGAGAGAAAGCAGGAAAGATATACAGTCAAAAAGGTTTGAAGCAAAAAATACTTTGCGTGAAGCATCACCAGAAATACAAGAATACTTTGACAGCAATACAGCACCTGAAAACACACTTAAAGAGATCTCAAATGAATATTACGAAGAAATATGGGGTAACCCTGAATTTGACTTACCAAACGGAGAATATGATTGGGATGCTCAAAGAAAAGCAGACGCTAGATTTTTAGATAAATATGGGCAAGATGTTTATAACTTGGTAACAACACTTTCTTACTACAAGAAAGATTTAAACGAATATGAAGCAGAATACGAAATTGGTAAACATATTTATTTACCAAAATATTATCAACAAATTGATATTGCTACATTACAACAGTTCCCTGACGTAGAAGAAGACTTTTTAAAATACAAGAGATCTGGAGCTAGCCTGCAAGCATCACTTAAAGAAAATAATCCAAGATTAGTAGAGTTTCTTAAAGTAAGAGACAGAGTTAGGCTTTTAGAAAGAGATAGAAATCCATTATTAGACGCTTGGCTTTACAGGATGGGATTTGTATCTGTTTTAAGAAATGAAGCAAATCAAGGCCTAGAGTATGAATGGGCTGATCCATCTACTCCAATAGATTGGGCAGCAAAATGGAACTCAAGAAAACAAGAATACCCAGAATACTATTGACATTTAGAGAGAGAAAGAGTTTATAATATATATATAGATAATAAAATATATTATTTATTAATAATTTAATGTAATTAATTAAGGAGTTACGGCTCAAATGACTACAGATAAAAACGAGGTCACGGCCTCAGAGCAAAATAATGATGTTACGGCAGAGGAAAAAGCTCAAGAAATCGTTGAACAGGTTTCTGAACAAGTAAAAGAGCAGGTACAGGAAGAGGTACTGGAGAAGGTAGAGGAAGAGCCTAAACAGGAAGTTGATGTTGCAGAGATAATAAGAGATACAGTTTCTAAAGAGATGAATAAGCTCAGAGGAGACCAAATCAATTACACTGCACAACAGTTAAAAGAGATAAGACAAAACATTGCTGAAGACCTCAAGGGGTACAAAGAGCACCAAGAAGCTCTAGAGCAACAGAGATTATCTCAGATGGATCCTGAAGAACAGGTTGAATATTGGAAGCAAAAGGCACAAAAGCCCGTTGAACCAACTGTGCAAGAGCAACAACCACAGAGAGATTTCTCTCAGGTTTACTCAGCAGCACAAGGTGCAGCAATGGCTCTTGGAGTCAATGTTGATGTAAAACATGATCAAAGACTCTGGGAAGGTGCAAACGCTGGTATGACTGACCAAGATTTAGTTGCACTAGCAAATTCTAATTTAGCCAAACTAAAGAATCCACAAACACAACAACCTCAAAAGCAAGCTCCTCAACAAACACCTCCACCACCTACTACTGAAGGTGCTCCTAAAGCTGGAAATAAAAGGTTCTCAACTGTTTCTGATCTAGCATCAGAGATGGCAAAAGGATCTTTGACAGCAGAGCAGTTCAGAAAAGGTCAGCGTGAAATAAAAAATCAAGGATACACAACTTTATAGAGGTAAAATAAAATGGCAACAGGATTGACTTTATCGTCAAGTTCTAGTCTATCAGACCAATCTAGTATCGTTATTGCTAACGCAATATCTAATATAGAGCCTGCTGGTCCTACAAACCAGCTAGTAAGCCGATACGACATTCCTCAAGGAAGCAAGCAAGTTAATGTCCCTATCTGGGGTAGAAACGATGCAGCAGCCTTATCAGAAGGTGTTGATTTAACGGCTCCTCAACAACTGTCAGTAACTGTGACAAGCATTACAAGCTCTGAACACGGAATAATGACTTTTGTATCTGACAGACTACTAAGACAAAATAACGAAGACATACTTTCACACGTTGGAGATGTGCAAGGTGGAGCTTTAGGTAGATTACTTGAAGACGACCTTATCACTCTTTTCGATGGGTTCTCAAACTCAATCGGATCAGCAGGAAGTAACTTAACTTACAGAGATATTGCTGGTGCAGTATCTTTCTTAAAAACAGATAACAACTCATCTTTTGGTATGGCTCCGGGTACGCCTAACGCAGTTATGCACCCAGAACAAATTAGAAGATTCGTACAAGAAGTAACTGGCATTCAAGCTGGTGGTTCTGGTATGGCAGCACAGCCAATCCCAGAAGGTATCACAGCAGAAGTAATCCAAAACTACTTTAGAGGAAACGAAAGAGCTTTCGGTGTTCCAATATTCCAATCAGGTGTATTAGGAAGAGATAGTTCTGGTGACGCTAAAGGTGCAGTTTTCGTTCCACAGGCTCTAGCTTTGGCTATGGCTCACGAAATGGAAGCTGAAGAAGAAAGAGATGCTTCACTAAGAGGTACTGAAATGGTTATGGTTGGTGAATGGGGAGAAGCTGAAGTAGCTGATCCTTGGGGTGTTGAAATGCTAGGTGCAGCAGACGCACTATAGGAGGCTAATTGACTACGCAATCACAAGATTATTTCGTTAAACATATAGAAAGTAATGACGATCATCTGTACACAGTGTTGTATGACTCTGTTACTGGAGCTCCTTTTAGGATAAAAACTGAAATGGCAGGTCATTATCTTACTAAGTTAAAGAAAAAATCTAAGATCGTAGACAACAAGTTGGTATTCACAGGTGAGTGGATACCTGCCTTCGTAAAAACAAAAAACGAAATCATTGGTTCTCCGTCTTCCGGCGAGACTGATAGGGTTGCTCCTAACAGTCAGGTTAAAGCTGGGAAACGAAGACGAGGTAGGAGAGGTAGAAAGAAATGACTACTCAAATTACAGGCAGATGGGAAACCATCATAAAACTAATCAAGTTTGAGAACAAAGCGAAAGAAGTTCTTGAGAAACATCTTAAGGACAATAAACTTTCGGAACTTCCTGAACCTGAATGGACTGAAAATGATCCTACTATGGCTTACATATATCTGCCAACACGTTCCTTAAATGGAAAAGATGTTCGGTATGATAAAACAAGAGCTCGGATGTTTCCAGAAAGCATCGTTGGGTATCTTGAGAAAGGTGGTCTTATGAAGCTCCCTGCAAAGGTTGAAGCATCTAAGACGAAAGAGCAGCTCCCCAAGATGGAAACGGAGAAACCAATACTAGATAAACTTGAAAAAAAAATAGGAGACTTAAAAGATGAGTAACACTATGGGTAACAAGTATGAATCATCAAACGCAGAGACTCTATCTGGAGCTAAAACTTTAGCAGTCACAGACTCTAAATATCAGTTTTTAGATCCCGGAGGTTCTGGTAGAAACGTAGATCTTCCTGACATGAGAACTCTTACTACAGACATTAACTCTGAAGGTACGGGTGATGCAGGTACAGATAGATACGTTGATGCTCAAAGTGGATTCTTTGTAATCAGCAACACTGCTGACGCTGCAGAGGTAATCACTGTGAGAGGATGGAATGGTTCATCTACTACAGGTACAATTATGACTCCAACTCAAAACGAAACTGCTCTGTGCTATTGGACAGGTGCGACTTCAGGATGGATTGGCATAGCTGGATCTGACGCATAATAAATGAATAGTTGTGGTGAGGGCCAGAGTTAAAGTTACGGAAATTTAATTCCCGTGGTCCTCACTACATAAGGAGAAAACATGGCTTTTGGAAGCGAAGTAAACAAAACAGTAGCAGGCTCAGCCGTATCTCTAACAGTTCCAGATGGCACTAACTATGCAGTTGCAAGTATAGAAACAGCAGCAATTAGAGTAAGACATGATGGTACAGCACCAACAGGAACAAACGGAGTTCTCGTTACTAATGGAGAATTTTTAGAGATTTATGGTGAAGATACTTTAGATCAAATACAAATGATTAGAGACACAAGCACAAGTGCAGTTTTAAATATAGCTTATGGCGTAGACCACAGTGGGTTTCACGGCATTAAAATTAGTAAATAATGGGTAAATATAACAAATCTAGTAATAATAATATTTTTAGAGATAAACCCGAGATTGCTGTCTCAGAACACACTGTTGAGAAAAACGGCAGAAAAATGAAGATGGTCATACCTGAAGGTAAGATTGGCTATGGTGATGTTGAGTCACACGCACAGATTGCAGGTGATTTAGCAAACAAACATTCAAGCGATACTAAAGCAGGTCAAAGGGTTTACGAGGAAGTTCGTAAGCAGAGAGAACAAGACAATGGTTCATCTGTAGAAGAACACAAACTTAAAATGGCTGTAAACAAGATGGCTAGTAGAATGCCTGTGATGCAACAGTTTAAAGTAACTGATAATGCAGGAAAGCACGTTGCTACAGACTATCTTTTCATGAAAACAGAAACCAGTGGTTTGACTAGGCCCTTAAAAATTAGGGTTGATCTAGACACAGGTAAAACACAGGAGATACCAGTATAGTGGCAACAACTACTTTAGACACAATGTTACCGGGATTTGCAAGGTACATAGGTGCATTTGTAGGTTCTTTTACGACTACAACTAATATAGCAGGCAACACATCACTGATATCTACTTCACTTACTGACACTGGCTTCAACAATGACGATGCACTAAATGATACTTTCGCAAGAATAACGAGTGGTAACAATGATGAAACAGTAAGGCTAGTCACAGATTATACTGCCTCAACTGGTGCTCTCACTCTCTCAGGAACTAATTTGACTGCAGATTCTGGATCAGCAACTTTTGAAATATACAGATACGATCCATCACAGTTAAAAGATATGTTAAATGATGCAAGAGAAGATGTTTTTCCAAGACTCTACAAAGAAGTAAATGATTTATCGCTTACGCTTGCTGGTCATCAATATAGGTACGGAAGGCCCACATCAATACGAAAAGGCTTTGTGAGACAGATATTTGAAGAACCAAGGATAGATGCGAAGAGCTTTGCAAACAATATTGTGCAAACACTTAACTGTGATTTTGAAACATGGACAGACTCAACTACACCTGCAGACTGGGTAAACTCAAACTTTACAAGCATATCTCAGGAGTCAGAAACAACAGCTCCAGATAACTATATGGTTTTTGCAGGGACAAACTCTGCAAGGTTTCAAGTACAAGCTAGTGCTGTAAACACAGCTTTGCTTACTGTACCAGACGGAACTAACTATCAAGGTGAAGAGATAAACGTAGGAATATATGTTTACTCAAAAACTGCAAGCAGAATATCTGCAGCAATACAGATAGACAGCGACACTATATCAACAGGTACAACTCACTCTGGTGGTGGCTGGGAAAGACTTACTCACACACTAGATGCAAAAGACCTAGGCACAAGTATAAAAGTAGGACTTCATGTAACAAGTGACTCTGATGCGTTTGTGTTTTACGCAGACGAAATAGTAGTTACTGCAGGCCAAAGTGAGATACCTAGACTAACAGGTCACCCAATCATGTCATGGAGAGAAGAAGGTGACGAAATTATTTTAAGAAACTCTGCTACAGAGAAAGACAGGACATTAAGAGTGAAGGGCATGGGTGTTCTTTCATCCGTATCAACAGGATCAGACACTATGGAAATAGAAGGCGATCAACTTAGAATACTCTATGCTCACGCTGCAATGCTTTGGTTCCAGCAAGACTTGGATCAGTTAGATGTGACCGACCTTAACGCTGCACAGAGAAGATATGCACACTACAGAAACTTGGCAGAACAGGGTAGAGGCCAGATGGCAGCTATGCCTCTGTTTAAAGGAGCAGTATAGTGTCAACAGCACCACAGAACGCAGATATTGTAATAAGTAAATCAGACGGATCTACTAATAAAATCGGTCTTACGCTTTACAAAGATAATAATTCTGTGCCGGGAGGTTGGAAAACTGAGCACGTTTCGCCTGCACCTCCAAGACAAGTTAGTGATTCTGCAAACTATCAGCAACAATCTCCCGACATAGGTTTAGTATTAGATCAAGATACATGGCACAGGGGATTTGGTGCTGCAACTATCACACGTTTCGGTACAGCGACAGAAGCTAACAGAGCTAGGGCAAGGTATGGTTACAGTGAGAATGTGCTGTCTATGTTTAGAGGAGAGCTTGTTTTGGGCTATCAGCAAGATGAAACAGACATACTTATATCTAATGGAAGATTTGAAAAACTAAATGCAAACAGCGAATACGATCTTACAGATTGGACTGCTGTAAACGCAACTGTTGCATCATCATCAACTTACGCTAAAAGTGGCAACAGAGGTGTAACAGTAACAGCTACTTCAGCAGGTGGGTATATTGAGCAAACAATTACATTTAATGATACTTTTCAAAGTAAAAAAATGTTTGCACATTGTTATTTAAGAAGAGTATCGGGATCAGGTAATGCAAAAATACAACTTGTAGACTCTGCAGGAACAGCCTCTTCATCTGCAATCACCAACGCAAGTGCATTTACATTTGCCTCAGCAGAGAGAACAGTTGATGGTAGTGCAACAAGTCTTAAAGTAAGAATACTTTTATCTGCAGACGAGGATGTTTTTGCCTTAGATGATGTAGCAGTATTTCCAGAAGGTGGTGCAGATTGGACACAACCACAAGAGTTTGAAGACAATATTTATGTTGGTTGCTCAAGAGGAATATATAAATGGGATGACACTAATGAAAAATGGAACATTGTTTATCTTGATGACTCACACTCAATTACAGACTTAGAATCTTTTGACGGGAATTTATATGCAGCTAGAGGTGAAAGTGAAACATATATTTATTCGGCAGATGGTACAACATGGCAAAATCCATCTAATATATCATCTGGAAATGGTAGGTATGTTAAGTTTTTTGCAAAAGGAAGAAACGCATCTGGAGACTTGGCATTGTTTAAGACAAGGGCCAATCAGGTAGCAGTGGCTACTGTACCAACCGATGCTAATAATTTTGCTACAGAAATACAATGTGGAGACACAGACAGAGATATAACAAATCTTTTCTCTGCTAACGATCTAATTTACGTTGGAAGAGAAGATGGGCTTTTTCAGTTTGATAGATCTTCTGCTAAATTTTTAGACTTACAACCAGAGGCAAACCTGTTTCCTGACGACTCAAACTTCAAGTCAGCTATGGGTAGAGGTGGATCAATATTCGCTGCAGGTGGTGATCAGGCCTTTTTTAAAATATCTTTTGGTAGCTTCTCTGGTTCGTACCTATTTGAAGATAGGTCATATTTATTTAAAGCTCCTGCTTATAGAGGTTTTGGTGGAAGAGTAACTGCAATGACTCAAGACAGGAATAATCTTTTTGTCGCCTTGGCTGACGACTTAGAGTCCGAGTCTGCTGGTTTCCCATACACTTTTCCATTCTCATTCGCAGGAGCAAACATATCAAAGACAGTAAAATTGCTGTCTGTAAGAACACAACAAGAAGAACCCGGATCTAGGCCCGAAGATGTAGCACACACTATTGCTAGCTTTGAAGTTTCTGAAATAGAAAGCATGGGTAAATTTAAGGGTTCAGAAAGAATGAGTCTCTTTGTACTTGGCAACAACATAAATGATGACAGTTCAGATTCTAACAACAATCGTGAACCAAGGTCATTTAGACTTAGAATGCCTATCAGAAACGAAAATCCTTCACTAAACAGTATTACAGAGCACCCTCTTACAGGAAACTTTTACACACCTTATATTAACTTTAACTACCCTGATGTAAATAAAGCTGCAGTAAAACTTACAATAAATGGACTAAATTTAGACTCAAGTAAGTTTGTAACTGTATTTTATAAAACTGACGACACAACTGATGACGACACAACTGGATGGACAACCTTTGGTAGCACAGGTAAGTTTACATCCTCTGGTCAAACTGTTACGGCAGACATCAGCACAATTACTAACTTTGATCGTATTAGGTTTAAGATAGTGTTTACCACTGATGATACAGGCGTGTCACCAAGAATAAACGCACTGGTATTTCATGCAGCTTGGAACCCTATTGACTATAGGAAGTGGACGGCAGTTGTGAAAGTATCAGATAAAAGGTCTATGTTACTGAGGAGAGTTAGGTCAACTCAGGTAAAAACATCAGTGATGTCAGACTTAGAAACCCTTAGAAAAGAACCATTTGTTTTGCTACAAGATCCCGATGGTTCATCTCACTACGTCAATCTAAGATACACAGATTCGATGATTTCTAGTAGAGTATATAGTACGAGGAATGTTGCTCCTGACCAGTCAAGACTCGTTACAATGACAATGACGGAGGTTAAAACCACATAATGGCAAATGAATTTAAACACTCAACAGTAGGTTCTCAGCTATCACAGACTGAGTATGAATCTACGACAGGACACGTTCTTGACTCTCAAGCTGCAGGGGACATTATATATGCAAGCTCAACAAGTCAGTTATCAAGATTAGGTATAGGCACAGCAGGTAAAGTTCTTGCAGTAAACTCTGGTGCATCAGCTCCAGAATATGTTGCAGCACTTACAGGAGTTACTTCTGTTCTTAACACAGCTTTGGTCGTAGGTAGAGATGCAGACAATGACATTGACTTTGGTACTGACAACACAATTTTATTTAGAGCTGATGGTGCAGACCAGATTAAACTTACTAATGGTGCATTATTACCTGTAACAGATGATGACATAGACTTAGGCTCATCCTCTCTACAATTTAAAGATGGTTTCTTTGATGGAACATTAGAAGCTGATGCAATTACAGTTGGTGGTACAGCAGTATTAACTGGTGGTGCAGAAACAGCGATTACCTCTATATTAAACACAAGTTTAGTTCTTGGTAGAGATGCTGATAACGATATAGATTTTGGTACAGATAACAATATTATTTTTAGAGCAGGAGCAGCAGATCAAATCAAGTTAATTGATGGAGCTTTAGCACCAGTCACAGACAACGATGTTGACCTTGGTACAAGCTCACTTGAATTTAAAGATGCTTATTTTGATGGCACAGTAAATACAGATGCTTTGGCTATGGCAACAAACACTTCTGGTAACTTATTGGTTGCCAATGGAAGTTCATTTGCATCAACAGCAGTTGGTGATTTATCAGAAATATCTACTGTAGCAAATGATGATGTATTTTTAGCAGTAGACACATCAGGTGGTGGTTTAAAGAAAATAGCTAGAAGTGCTATCGTGGCTGGACTTGCTACATCAGGAGCAATATCTAACGTAGTAGAAGATACCTCACCAGAGCTTGGTGGAGATTTAGATGTACTTACACACGGAATAGTAACAGGTGCTAGTAACAGAAACATAGCACTTACACCACACGGAACAGGTGTAGTAAGGATTGATGGTTCAAATGGTGTAGACATAGAATCTGGTGCTATATCAATTAAAAATGGTGGTGCAGAATCTTATGTAAGGTTTTACTGTGAATCATCAAATGCACATTACACGCAATTACAAGCATCACCACACTCTGCTTACTCTGGAAATGTAACAGTAGTATTACCTGCTGCTGCTACTAATTTAGTTGGTGATGACACAACTCAAACACTTACCAACAAAAGGCTTACATCACCAAAGATAAACGAAGATGTAGCTCTTACATCAACTGCAACAGAACTTAATTTGCTAGATGGTGTATCAGGATTGGTACAAGCTGACTTTACTAAGTTAGCAGCAATAGATGCAACAGATACAGAAATAAATACAGTTGCAGATGGTAATACATCTGTGGGTACAACAGCAGTAGCAGATGGAGATGGAATCGTTACTAATGATGGTGGTACTATGAAACAAACTAGCGTTGAAACATTTGCTACATACTTTGGTAGTGAAATAACTGCTATGTCTAATCTTGTTACTACAGGAACACTAAACTCTGGAGCTATTAGTTCTGGTTTTGGCAACATAGATATTGGTTCATCTACATTTGACACTACTGGTGCAGTTAGCACAGGTGCGTTGAATCCAGCAGGTGATGTAACAATAGCAGATGGTAAAGGTATTATTATTGACTCAACACCAACTAATGACGGATTTAATGGTATTTTTGCAAGTTTTGATAATGCAACTGGAGCTACAATAAATCAAGGTGAAGTAGTTTATATTACTGGTACGGCAAATCAAGTTGCAAAAGCAAGAGCAAATGCAGATAACACAATGCCAGCAGTTGCAATAGCAACAGCAGATGTTGCTAATGGTGCTTCAGGTAATTTTATGTTGCATGGAATAGTACATGATTCAAGCAAATTTCCAACTTTAGCAATAGGTGGGGAAGTTTATGTGTCAGAGGACACAGCAGGATTGATTACAAGCACATTACCAGCTTCTTCTGGGGATAGAGTGCAAGTTATTGGTATAGGTTTACATGGAGATAAAATGTTATTTAATCCTAGTTATGACATTGTAGAGAGGGGTTAATGGGTAACGAGATAAACGAATTAAATGGAGTTGGTTTTGCTGACATAGCAAAAGTAAATGGTGTTGCTGCTGCTGATATAACTCATGTCAACGGAATGGATTTAGTACAATCAGTAGACATATCATTAGTAACATCTTATACGCAAGTAACAACTGCTGGTAACTATAGTTGCAATATGACTTATGACGAAGATAACAACTTTGTATATGTACAATATCCTAGAAGTGGTGGTGGTGGAGCGGCAGTTGTAGGTGCATATAATTCTACCGACCAAGATATAGATTTTGGTTCTGAACAAACTATTGAATCAAGTAACGCATTTTCTGGTAACTCTTGTGATTACGATAAGTATAACAACAGAGTGTGGACTACTTGGATTGGTGGGCCTGACAATACAATATATGCAAGATGTGGACAAATTAATTCTGATAAAAGCATTACTTGGGGTGATACATTAACTATACAAGCTGGTTACAATTCACTAAGTAGATATAATCAAGGTTTATTGCAACAAGGATTAGCAGTAGACCAAAGCACAGGCAAATGTTTAGTTGTTTGGAATAGTGCAGCAGATACAGTTGGCGACAATGCAAGTAACCATCACATGACTGGAGTTATATTAACAATAGATAATGCAAGTGCATCAAGTGGTGATAGCGATTTCTGTGATATATCAGCAGGAAGTCAAGCTAGAATTTCAACAAGTGAGAATGGTCAGTTTGGTATGATTAAATGTCATTACGATCCTGACAATACTGAATGGGTAGCAATAGTAGATAATAGTGGTGGTACTGATGGCATATTTGCTTGTAGAGTTACTGATAGTTCGGGAACACCAGCAGTAGCAAACATGACACAATTAACTGGTAATACTGGACATACATTACAAGGTTCAAATGGTCATAATGCAACTTTAGGTGCAACTGGTGGTAGATATGGTGGTCATCATTTTATATATGATACGAGTTCTGACCACTTTATAGTTGGTAGTGCAACTGAAGATGGTAGTACTACACCAAAATTATTTGCATTTGAAAATACTGGTAGTGCTATAAATTGGGATACAACTGGTATTGCAGTAAGTCATGGAACTACTATAAGTCAAAGTGGTAAAGGTGGAACTATAGCATACAGTCATGCTAGAGGTAGATTTGCTACACATGGTCAAGATGGCGATGAAAAGTTAGAAATATTTAGTTATGATGGCAGCAATTTTACAAGCCACAACGCTAGTAGTTTAATTACAATTAGCACAGATGATGACCCTTTCTACAGGGGTGGTGCATCAATGCAAGATATGTCAGCATTTGCTGGTGGTGCAGTAATGATTGTTGGTACTGATTATGATAGCCGACATCCTTACTACATTCTTTTGGAAATGGGTGGTTAGTATGGCTAAAATTATAAAAAGAAAATCAGACAATTTAGTAATAGCAGTCCTTGATGATGACAATGTAGTAAATTTAGGTTCTAATGGCTCTACATATAATAATGGGGGAACATACAACCAAGACATGACTGACAGTACACACGAAGTAGTTACAGATGTAACTCCACCAACTGCGTTTTTTTCTGGTTATTTTACATACGATACTGACTGGACATTCGATAGTGATGCAGTAAACAGGTATAATGAAATGGCAGACGAAGTTGGTTTGCCAAGAATAGAAGTGGAGTTATAGGAGATAAGATGCCAAGCGAACAAGAATATATAGAAGCAATAGCAGACTTAAACACTCTGTTAGCAGTTCGTGACCAACGAATCAGAGAATTAGAACTGCAAATTATAAAAGCAAATAAACTAATGCAAGGAGAGGATAATGCCGGGAACAATGAAAAGAAAGATGGGCAAGGGGATGAAGAAAAAGCCAGCAGGCAAGAAAAGAAAAATGAAAAAAGCTAAGAAAGTGACTTATGGCTACTAAGAAAGTTGTTAAAGTTAAAGGTGTTAGCATGAGTGGTCTGACTGCAAGACAGCAGCAGGCTATGAAGAAGCACGGCAAACACCATACAGCTAAACATATACGTGATATGAAGAAACGTATGTCAAAAGGTGCTTCATTTACAGCAGCCCACAAACAATCACAGAAAGCAGTAGGAAGATGAAACTATTTACATCGTTACTACCTTTGATGCCTCAACCATACAAGAATATCGTTAAGTTCTTCTTGGCTACACTTAAAAATGTAGATGAAAAAGAAGAGCTTGTAAGAATAGGAAACCTATTTGCAGATATACTTGAAGACGGCAAGGTTACTCCTCAAGAGTGGCTTACTCTTGCAGGTAAAAATGGACTAGGTATACTAAAAGGAAATGGCAAGTAGAAAAAAAACAACTAAAAAGAAAACCAAGTCTCGTGTAAATGAGGCTGGTAATTACACCAAGCCCACTATGAGAAAGCGTTTATTTGAAAAGATAAAGCGTGGATCTAAAGGTGGTGCACCGGGTAAATGGTCTGCAAGAAAGGCTCAAATGTTAGCAAGGCAGTATAAAGCTAAGGGTGGTGGTTATCGTGGCTAGAAAAAAGTCACAGAAATCTCTTGCTAAATGGAGTAAGCAGAACTGGGGTTATGTTACTAAGGGTGACGAAAAGAAACCTAAAAGCAAACGAGGCAGATACTTACCAAAATCAGTGCGTGACAGGATGACTGCAGCAGAGAAAGCTGCAAGTAATCGTAAGAAGCGTAAAGCTGGTGGCGTAGGTAGTCGTGCTAAATACTCCAGAAAAGTAAGGAAGGCTGTAAGAAATGCCTAAGAAGAAATATCAGAATCCAAAAGGTGGACTAAACGAAGCAGGCCGAAAGTTTTTCAAAAGAACTGAAGGATCAAATCTCAAAAGACCACTTAAATCAGGTACATCCCCTAGACGAGTTAGCTTTGCTGCACGATTTGGTGGCATGGCAGGCCCTCTCAAAGACAAGAAAGGTAGACCTACTAGACTCAAGTTAGCTCTTAAAGCATGGGGATTTGGTAGTAAAGAGGCTGCCAGAAACTTCGCAAAAAGACACAAGAAAAAGAAAGGAAAGAAGTAATGCCAAAACCAAAAGGTAAAAAGAAATACAGTAAAGCACAGATGAAGATAGCTAGAGTTGCACCTCCAAGAAACAAGATTACAGGTGCAGACTTCAAGAAACTTAGAAGGAAGAAAAAGAAATGATGGGAAAATTAAGACCACAAATATTTTTAGCAATTATTGTTCTAGGTATATTATCAAGCATTGGAATAGTCTATGAGTACAACGAAATAGCAACTGGATGTGTTGGTGGTATAATAGCACTAGGCATGAAAGTATTGGAAAGTGAGTAGGAAGAAAGTAAAGAAAGAAATAACAGCCACAGTTGTTGGTCTTGGCGTATGCCTTGCAGCAATAATTGTGATTGGAGAAATATATTCAAGATGAAAAAGATAATAAAAGCAATCAAAACAATAGCAGGAATACCTGTAAAGGTTGTAAAAGGTTTTGGAAGATTCTTCTTTGAGATTGCAAAAGCATTTAAAAGAATGATATTCTCTATTCTATATTCTCCAGTCCTATTAACAATTCAAGCCTACAAGAAAGGCCTTATCATTAGAGACTATGTGATGGCTAAGGTTGATTACCTAGATCAAGAGAGCAAGAAGTGGCACAGGTTCTTTCAAGTTATGGCAAGTCCATACAATATGCTTCTTAAACTAGGATTTAGTCCACAGATGGCTATGAGTTTCTTAGCTGTTGGTTCTACTGTAGGTACTGGTGTAGTTGTAAACGAAACTATATTAGCAGAAAGATCGTTTAGTAATCGTGATGCAGGTGTATATCTTGCACCATCAGAAATACCTAACTCTGAACTAGAAGAACAGTTTAAAAATGAAGTTACAACTAACACTTTAAGAGTAGTTTTAAATGATACTCCAGTAGAAACTATTGATATATCTAATGTAAGCGTTAACTCTTACACAACAAAAGGACAAAGCTCAACGCTTCCTACAGGTAAAACAGAAGCAATCTTAATAGACGGAAATAACACAAGGATAGAAATAGGTAAATTAATTTTTAATAGAAATACCTGCTTGACTCTGAATTTACAAAGCATAAATGCAAACAAGATAACAATTAAAGACAATCAAGCAGATGGATTGTCTGTGTACCAAACGGCTTCATCTACTATACCTAACCTGCGAGTTAGTGGTGGATACTACATGTCGGACCTATTGCAGACAGAAGGTGGGTTGTATGACCGACTACACATCTCTCCATTAGATTCCATGAGTTCATCAAAGACGTATGTAAATGAACTAAAGTTAGAAAACATTGTTTCTAAGGGTGGTTCATGTGATTTAAAGAAACTAGATATTGGGGAGCTTGAAATAACATTTAATAGGGTAGGTGGAGATAACAACATTGTAACTAAGGCGTTAACAGTATCTAGTACAGTTACAAGTGCTAATTGGTTTGTTGATGGAAATGTTGAAGTAAGAATGGGTGAAGTACAAAATATGCCTGCACCAGACTAATGCCACTCTACGAGTATATATGCAATAACAATGATTGCGAGACTGAAACATTTGAAGTTCTGACTAGCTTTGAGGATACTGCAGAAACGTGCCCTAAGTGTAAAGAGAAAAGTAAAGAACGAAAGAAGTTTTACCAATTTGATTTCAAGATGTAATATGAAAGTAGAAAGTTGAAAATTCAAATCAACTGGCTGTTCAATTAAGTCAGCTTTCTAAATAACTAAGAGGACCTACAATTACGCAGGTCCTCTTTTTTTACTGAGAGTTGAGATTAACAGTAACCACACAGTTAAGAAAGGAGTGTGGATCCTTTATTATAATTTGAGAATGTTAATCATGCAAGTTAAATTGTCCATACAAGTTAAGGACAGTTTCCCAAAATTTCCCAGTTTAGAATGCCAGTTTGGAATTAAATGCCTAGCTCTTTAGTTGAGTCAAGACTTTTTTTGATCCTCATCTCTTCTTTTCTAATACCCTCTGTAAGTTTTAAGAAAGTAGCCAAATCAAGCGTTACAAGAGGCACAGCCACGTTTTTATTGACTTTATGCACCTGCACTACCACTGGTATCTTATTAGTGGCTACAGCAGCTTTCTTGGCCTGATCTACTGCTTTTAATGTTCTGGAACTGACAACCTTGCCTGCTTTTACCTCTATGGCAAACTTAATTGTTTCTACGTCAGGTACATCTCCTGACTGCCTACCGGTTACAGGTATGCGTTTAGCATTCACTGCATCTCCACCAAACCACTCAGCAACTTTTCGTTCCCAGTTCTTCCAAACTGATCTATCCATTTCTTTTTCTCCATACGCTACTACCCCTTCCATCCATACTGTTGTAACCAAGTTTCTTCTCCCCACATTTGCACTTGCCTATTGATTCTGGTCCGTTGGGTGGTGGGTAAATGAATTTGTGTATGTGCTTTTTAGTTTTGTCTTCTGACATCTTTACACTTCCACATTGAAAGTAGTATCCCATTATCTTTGCTAAGTAGTCTTGATGTCAAGCGTTGGCCGATAACATTGGATAGTTTCTCTTCGTTGGTCTTACCCTTTTCATCCATGATATTACCAAGCAACAATGAGGGAAGTTGCCTATCATATCTATATGACAGTATCTCAGATACAGTTGCCTGTATGTACCCTGAAGGATCATAGCTCACATAAGCCTCGTCAAGAACAAGATACGGAATGTTCATGACTCTATTCTTAAAGGTATTTACCTGATCTCCCCTCGCCTGTTGTGAAAACTCTGCACCGGGCAAGTACCAAACATTCTTGCCTGTCTCTGCTAGTAGAACTGCAGCACCCTGTGCAAGATGTGATTTACCACACCCTGTAGGGCCTGTGATAGCCACTAGCAAAGGAGAACCACTGGAAACCCACCGAGTAACCTCATCTTTGGCTTTCCTTGCTTGATTCTCAGCATTTAAGTTTGGTTGTCTACTTGCCATAAACTCTGCTAATTTCATAGGCCTTGGAGGTAATCCTGCTACTCTTAGCATAGTGTTTACAGTGTTAGAGTCATCAACGACTGGACATTTGTTGCACTTTTTATATTTACCGAACTCAGCCTACATCTGTACCAAGCCACCCCATATCGTCACAATGTATGCACTCTACTCCCCTTCTTTCTTTTTTTACAGCAACAGCCATAGTGTCAGATTCAGCACTTGTAAGTGCCCTACCCAACTTGGCTTCAACGTATCCTATTTCATACTTAATAGCCTCAGATGTACTCATCTTTGAACTATCTTTATACTCAAAGGTCTGCAAACGGATCTTCATCTCTTGGCTTGCCTGCAGTGATTCTGCTATTGGCTTCATTTTTTCTGCTGCCATTTCTTACCGGTCCTTCCTTTGATTTGTTTAGCCAAGTCCTCAGAGATGTTCTCCAAGTCTTTGGTGTTTTGTTATTGTCTTCATGCCACTCTCTCCACTTCACAATCTCTTGTTCTATCTTTATGCCTGCATAGTCTCTCTCTATGTCAGATATAAATTCAAAAGTAGCATTGATACTCTTGAAAGAGTCTAGGTTTACGAAGCTAGTGTTACTCAATTCTTGAAACCACTTGCTCATTCTTGATGGTCCAGCAGGTGCAGGGCCTTTCATCTTTAGCATTGCACCCTCTTCTGATTGCCATCCACAAGTCCTACAAACCACAACTCCACTTACTTTGGTGTAAGTATTACCTGCACCACATTCAGGGCAGATCTTACTTTTGGTTGTTTTATTTGCCAAGTTGCAACTCCTCTCCTATTGCTTTTGTATTTGCTGCGATTTGTTTTAAAGAATCAGAAATATCTTGATACCATAGCCTGTTCAGTTTATCCTCAACATCTTTGTAAATCGCATCTTCGATTGCTTTTACTATGTCATTGTTTTTATTCATCCCATGTACAGCATTTTCAAGCACCATATCTATTACTTCTTCTCTACTAAAACCCGGACCTTCTGGATCTCTAGCCCAACTTGGCAGATAGCCTTTATCTTGCATCATTCTCTTGATTGTATTTTTATCTGCTTCTAGTTGCTTAAAGTGAAAAGCATGGTACACATTGATTCCTGTTCTATCATAATTTTTCTTTTGTCCATTGGCATCAAGATACCAAACATTTTTAATTTTACCTTCTTTCATTATCCTTCTATCCTTTCTATTACTTCAGCCACTACCTTAGCAGTGTGGGGTGCTAAATCGTCACTTTGCAACTTAGCTTTTAAAAATCCTGTGAAGTAGGATTGATCTGCTATACTAGCCTCAACCTCTGCCACAGTTTTATCTTTGTGTTTTCCATGCAGGAACACATCTTCTCCGTAGTTAGAATCATTCTGATCAGTAACCTGAGATATCAATTCTGCATTAGTCTTAGGTTTGCTAGGGTATGAGGGCTGACTCATAGACCCCATGTGACTATCTTGTTGAGAAAAGTCTACACTTGCAGTCTCAGGTATCTGAGGTGAAGGTGGTGTTACATTATCTCTACTATCAACAATCACTTGATCGCCTGTATCTTCATCGATACTTACCTCTACACCTTGAGGCAGTTGGTCTGCTAGTTCTTCAGGTGTGTATATCATGCCCATCATTGCATCAGCACAGAACATCCTAGCACCCTTGGATAGGCATCTCCAGAAGAACATATTACTTGGGTATTTTCTCCAAGCATCTCCACCTAGACCTGCCATTGCTGCATCTTTCTTACCGAATGACACAGTGCCAAGCTCCTGAAAGCTGTCTCCATCTTTCTCCATGAA